TAAAGTGGTCATTTTGGATGAAGCTGATTTTCTTACTATCCAAGCGCAAGCTTCACTCCGTAATATTATTGAAACTTTCTCGCGTACGACACGTTTTATCATGACTTGTAACTTTGTAGAGCGTATAATTGATCCTCTACAATCTAGATGTCAAGTACTTAAAATTGTACCTCCAACTAAAAAGGATGTTGCTAAACATTTAAATTGGATACTTCAACAAGAATCAATTTCACATGATATAAATGATTTAGTACCATTAGTTAATCAATATTACCCTGATTTACGTAAATGTATTAATACAATACAATTATCTACACAAGATAATACATTAAAGTTAGACCAATCAGTATTAGTATCATCTAATTATATAGATAAAGTTATTAATGCCTTATCAGAGGGATCTAAACATAATAAAATAGATTGTTATAATGATATACGTCAAATTATAGCTGATGCTAATGTAGATGATTTTGATGAATTATTTAGAGCACTATATGAAAGGTCATCTGAATACTTACAAGATAAAGAAGGTACCGCAGCTATTTTAATAAATGAACATCAATATAAAGCAAATTTCCGAATCGACAAGGAAATAAACACAATGTCGTTAATCCAAAATTTAATAAATAATAAATAATTATGCAACAAGCACCACAACAACAAGGGCCAAACATTGATTTAAAAAACACTACTGAAGTTAAAAATTTTAATGGTGGGTCAATTTTTCAACAAGGAGTAATTTTACGTAAAGTATCTCGTTTTGTAGCAGGAACAGATGAAGATGCTCTACTCCCAATTCCAGTATTTTTCGATCCTGAAACTAATAAAATTTTAACAGATTCAGTTCCAAAAGATTTAAGGGAAGAAATGAAAGATGAGCTTTGCTAAATGAAGAATATCTTTGATTGGTTAAAATGTATTAACACTACTAAACCTCCTGTCGAGTCATTTTCTGATAAAGATTGGGAGGTTTGGAATAGCTATATGGTCCATAGATTCATCTCAATGAATCCGGATTATATTGAAATTGTTAACTATGTACAAGATTTTCCCCCACAAGAAAAAAAAATGATATATTCTATTTATAAAGAATTTATCCCTAAAAATAATAAATGGAATAAGTATATTAAATCTAAGGTAAAACAACCTAATAAGGACTTAATAGACCATATCAAAAATTATTTCGAATGTTCTTCTAAAGAAGCAAAAGAATATATAAATATATTGGCTACCCCAGAAATAAGTCGTATATTAACAAATATAGGATTAGAAAAAAAAGAAATAAAACCATTATTAAAATGACAAAAGAATTATACACTATGCTAAAAAAATCTGCTGAAGCAGATCAAGCAAAAGCATTGTTATCATTAGATCTATTAGGCAATCATGCAGTAGGCATTGGAGATCATTCAACTGAAGATTTTTATAAAAATGCTGAGGAAGCACTTATGATGTTAGTTGATGCTGAAGATAGATTAGAAATTTTAGAAAAATACTTTAACTTATCAATACAAGTTAATGGGTGATACAGTTAAAAAATACCATGAAGATATGAGTGATAGAGAAATTATGAATTCTAAATTCCCAAAGGGTAAAATCCAAGAATATATAGATGATGAAATAAATCAAACTATAACCATTTTTGAAGAAGAATACCCTGAATTATCTCAGGAGTTTAAACAAATTCAAGAAGAAATGTATGAAATGTTTGCTCGTAAACACATGGATTATGGACTTAATAACATTGCTTTAGGTGGGGATATCGTTAATAATAGCGATGACAAAAAGTTCTCACTAACTGGGTTATGTATTAGATTAACTGACAAAATATCACGTTTAAAAAATCTATTAGTAAATGGTAGATCATTTGTCAAAGGAGAAGGTATGGAAGACACGTTTATTGATATAGCTAATTATGGAATAATTGGTTTATTAGTTGGACGTGATAAATGGAAAAAATAGTTTGGCTAAAAAAATCCCAAAAATCATAAAGGAGATTAGAAATAATCCTCCCACACCCGTTAATTATGCATATCAAAAGAATATATCCTATTCTCAGATGTCTATATTTAGAGGATGTCCTCATAGATGGAAATTACAATATAAGGATAAAATTAAACGTTTTACTTCTTCAATTCATACTGTATTTGGAACTGCTATCCATGAAGTAATGCAGCATTATTTAGATGTAGCTTATGATAAATCTTTTGCAGTAGCAGATAGGGAAATTAATATAGAAGAGTTTTTTCAAGAAAAATTTATAGGTGAATACCAAAACCAATATAAAAAGAATAACAACCAACATTTCTCTTCAGCTGAAGAAATGAGAGAATTTTTTGAAGATGGGGTTGGCATTTTAAATTGGTTCAAGAAAAAAAGATCTAGATATTTTTCTAAACGTGGTTGGCATTTAGTTGGCTGTGAAATACCATTGGTAATAGCGCCAAATAAGATGTATAACAACATATTATACGCGGGTTTCTTAGATGTTGTCATGTACCATGAACCAACAGAGACATTTAAGATAATCGATATTAAAACCAGTACTCGTGGGTGGAGAGAACAAGATAAAAAAAATGAAGATAAACAATACCAATTACTTTTATATAAACAATACTTCAGTGAACAATATGGTATTCCCTTAAGTAATATTGATATTGAGTTTTTCATTGTTAAAAGAAAAGTAATGGATTGGGATGATGAAAAAATAATGTCACCTCATCAAGCATATAGAGTACAAACATTTAGTCCACCTAGTGGAAAAATTAAATTAGGACGAGCTAAAAAAGCTATAAATAATTTTATTAATGAATGTTTTAACTCTAATGGAGATATAAAGGAATTAGAATACCCAAAATCTGTTTCAAAATGGAATTGTATGTTCTGTCCTTATAAAGAAGATAAAGAAAATTGTGGAGAAGGTATAATCTACTGATATCCCAATATATGTATACTAAAATAATGTTATAAAAATAAAGATTATGAGCGCAAAAAAAGATATGACACTTACTAGTGTAAAAGTCAAAAGCGATTTATTCGAGAATTTTAAGATTGAATGTGTAAAACGAAAGTTTTCTTTCCAAAAACTTGCCGACCGAGCTATCTATTTGTATCTTACAGATGAAGATTTCCGTAAGGCAATTACCAATCAAACTAATCTTGAACTATAAATTGTAATTTAAATGAACAAAGATTTTAAATATCTTCCTAAAGACAAAAGGAAGAAAATACTCTTAATATGTGATGATATTAGAGTACATTCTGGGGTAGCTACTGTAGCTAAAGAAATTGTATTACATACTTCTCACCATTTTAACTGGGTTCAAATGGCAGGAGCAATCAAACATCCAGATAAAGGGAAAATATTAGATTTAAGTGATCATTTTAAAACTATCACAGATAATCCAGACCCATCAGTAAAATTATACCCACAAAATGGGTATGGTACTGCTGAAATTCTTAGAGAATTAATAGAATTAGAAAAACCAGATGCAATAATGTTATTTACTGATCCAAGGTATTTTACTTGGGTTTTTAATATGGAACATGAAATTAGAAAACAAATCCCAATAACATATTTAAACATTTGGGATGATTACCCAGCTCCAATGTATAATAGACCATATTATGAAGCTTGTGATCTTTTGATGGGTATTTCTAAGCAAACCGTTAATATTAATAAGTTAGTATTAAAGGGAAGAGAAAAAAATAGATTATTTAAATATATTCCTCATGGTTTAAATCCTGAAATATATTTTCCACTTGATTCTAAAGATGAAGGATTTAAAAAGTTTAAAAAAGAAATATTTAAAGGTGAAACCCCAGATTTTACTTTATTTTTTAATTCAAGAAATATTAGAAGAAAACAAATACCTGATGCTTTATTAGCATTTAGATCATTTTTAGATTCTCTTCCTTTAGAAAAAGCATTAAAATGTAAATTTATATTACATACTGAATTAATAACGGATGCAGGAACAGATTTAGCAGCAGTTCATGAGTATTTATTTGGAGAAAAATACAATGAATGTGTAGTTTTTTCATCCACTAAATTATCCCAACAACAATTAAATTATCTTTATAATTTAGCAGATGCCCAAGTATTAATAACTTCTAATGAAGGATGGGGACTAAGTATAACTGAAGCTTTATTATCAGGAAGACCTATTAGAGCTAATGTAACAGGAGGAATGCAAGATCAAATGAGATTTGTAGATAATGAAGGAAAATGGTTTAACCCAGATGATAATATACCTTCTAATCATAGAAAAACATTTAAAGAACATGGTAAATGGGCTTTTCCAGTTTATCCAACTAGTAGATCAATCCAAGGTTCACCAATGACTCCATATATTTTTGATGATAGATGTAAATGGGAAGATACCTGTGACAGAATAAAAGAGTTATATGATATGGACCCAAAAGAAAGAAAAGAAAGAGGGTTAGCAGGAAGAAAATGGGCCATTTCAGATGAAGCTGGTTTTACAGTTCAACATCAAGCTCAAAGAGTAATGGAAGCTTTTACAGAACTATTTAAAACTTGGAAACCAAGAGAAAAATATGAAATTGTAAATGCTACTGAATATAAAGGTAAATTTCTAAACCATAAAATTGTATATTAATGAGTAAACCAAGATTTGTTATAAGTTGCCCTTTTGACACCTATTCAGGTTATGGGGCTAGATCAAGAGATATAGTTAAAGCTATTATAGAATTGGATAAATATAATGTTCAACTTTTACCCCAAAGGTGGGGGTCTACAGCTTGGGGGTTTTGCAAAGATCATCCCGAATGGAAATTTCTTTTAGAATATAAAGCAGATTCAAGTTGGAATTTAGTCCAACCAGATATTTGGATGCAGATTACTATTCCTAATGAATTCCAACCAGTTGGAAAATATAATATTGGATGTACTGCGGGAATTGAATCTAATGCCTGTAAACCTGAATGGATTCAAGGATTAAATAAAATGGATATGAATTGGGGTTCTTCTAAACATACTAAAACAGTATTTGAAAACATGAAGTATGATCAAATTAATCAAAAAACTAATCAAAATTTAGGTACTTTAGAATCTAAAAAACCAATCCATGTTGTTTTTGAAGGAGCTGATTTAAATGTTTATAAGCCTTTAAAAGGAAATAATAGTTTAGATTTAAAAGATATTAAAGAAAACTTTAATTATTTATTTGTAGGTCATTGGATGCAAGGAGATTTTGGTCATGATAGAAAAAATGTGGGGTATATGATTAAAGCTTTTTATGAAACATTTAAAAATAAAAAAAGAAAACCAGGATTAATTTTAAAAACTTCTGTAGGAGTAAATTCATATATTAGTAGAGATGAAATTTTAAAAAGGATTAAAGGTATTAGAAATAGTGTTAATTCTAAAGATTTACCTAACATTTATTTAGTTAGTGGAGAATTTGATAATAAGGATGTAAACGAATTATATAATCACCCTAAAGTTAAGGCTATGATTAGTCTAACTAAAGGAGAAGGATTTGGACGACCTTTACTTGAATTTAGTTTAACAGGAAAACCTATTATAGCTTCAGGTTGGTCAGGTCAATTGGATTTTTTAAATAAAAGTTTTACTACTTTAATCCCAGGAACTTTGGAAAAAGTTCATACTAGTGCTGCTAATAATTGGTTAATTAAAGAAAGTGAGTGGTTTAAACCTGATGATATTCAAGTTGGTAATGCCCTATTAAACATATTTAATGATTATAAAAAATATAGACTTAAAGCAAAACAACAAGCTAATTATTCTAAATCTAAATTTAGTTGGGAAAAAATGAAAAAATTAGTAGGAACTATTTTAG